TTAATGATGATGTTTCCCCGCTCTCCACAGATAAAAAACTTTACCTGCTCCAGCATCAGGATCGTTGATGTATGCCTTAGCAAATTTTACATATTGCGCAACATCTTCTCCCCAGAGATTCGAATAATCGCTATGCAGCATATTCATTAAATAATACCAGTCGTACTTATTGGCATGTACACCGTTCTGATCCATAACACGGGTAGTTTCTTCTACTGTCCAATGTTCTCCGGTAGTACCGTCAACATTTTTCATTTCCGAAACTGCCTTTTTAGCAAGGTGTTCATCAAAGTGCGGACCATAAGCTATACAATGAATTTTCATCATTATAGCTTCGTAATCTTCCTCATCGATGACTTTGATTTTTTCTAATGCACAGCAAACAATATCGTCAACCTGTTCTTCTTTTAATTTGTCACCGTCAATATGCTCTGCATAATGATCGTACTTATGCATTATCTTCACCATCCTTCTTTTTAGGTTTTTCCGAAAGATTTTCAAGCACTTTCTTTGCAACCTTTTTAGCTATTTCCTGACCTTCTCTACTTGAAAGAAAGGCTATTGTAAAGCCAATCAATAAATTGCCCATTGCCAACGCCTCATTTCTTTAAAGTAACAGAAGATGGAGTAACTGTAGGCGGTGTAATTTGTGGCCATACAAAAGCTGTGCAGCAAAGATTATTACTGCGAACCACTGCTAAGGGCGGTTCTGTCATCACACGCAAATTATAAATTTTTCTGCTGCGGATTTGATCTGCTCTTACTCCATCACCACAACGGTTAATCATTTGAATTACTGTCCCGCCTGTGCCATTTAAAATAACTACCGGCAGTGTGTCAGCACCTGCAGGGATTGCCTGGGCAATTAACAAACAAATCTTTTCATTATTATTTATTGTCATCGCCGGAATTGTAATTTGCAATTCATTAGCAGCAACTGCCACCTCAGTACTGGCAACTAAATTAGGACATACTTTACATCCATTATTTCCACACATATTATCATCTCCTATAAAAAAATAGGGCGGATTTCTCCGCCCTGTATCACGTCTTACGACGGAGCCTTACTTTTAAACCCCTTTAAACCATGTTGCAACCGCCGTTCAGGCTATTAATGCCCAAACCATTGATAATGCCGGCATTCGGGCAAACTGCGCCAATACCAGTAACCTCAGGTTTCGGAAGCATACGGCAAGAGATAGAAGCCAGTTGAGCTTCTACAGCGTTGAATTTAGCATCACTGTATACGCGGTTTTCCAGAACGACATTTTTCGTACGTTCCTGAGCAAGTTGATCACGCAGGTTTTGATACTCATAAAAGTCAATCTTCGTACCGAGTGCAGAGAAGCCAGCCATAGTTTGCTCTTGGGTTTGACGAGCAGTATTCTCAATCAAATATTGAGTACGCGCGCTGTCGATGATTCCCTGTTTTTCTACCTGGCAATTAGATACAGCATTGCAACCATATGCAGGAGCAGCACCGTTATTATTCCAACCACCACGATTGCCTAAAAAAGCAGCAAACAGGATAATCAAGAAGATAGCAATCCCCCAAGTGTTAAAACCGCCATAATATTTTTCGTCCATATGCAAACAACTCCTTTCTTGATATTTTATTTATCACATCAGCGTTTAAGCTGTTGTAACCCTGCACGTAACCTTGCTAAATTATCATTTGGCTGTTGCCCTTGATTAATATCAGGCTGAACAGTTCCGCCGATTCCCTGTAAATCACCGACTATATTTTTTACTTTGTTAAGATCTACACCAGCAGCCTTAGCAATAAATCCAGCCATAGGATTATTTAAATATCCATTGACCTTAGTAACAATGTCTGAACTAACACCATTCTTAGCCAAAGCGTTTAGCGCATCACCCTTACTATTAACCTTGTTCGCTACATTCATCGCCGTCGCCCATGCTTCCGCAAGGCGGTTCGTGTCCTGCTGGTTTAGTCTCAGCATTTGTGCTACAGCTTGTGGATTGATCATTTTTAAGCACCTCGATTTCACGCTTCATATTCTGCATTTCTTTCAGCATATCTGCCATAAGTTCCGTTTGCTCCTGCATCTGCTGTTCTGGTGTTTTAGGTTGGGTAATTACTTTAAGTTCAACAAGCTTGTTATAATATTCATTACTGATTTTTTCTAACTCATCATACGCACTTTGAGTAACTCCAACCTTCTGCCTGTTCCCATAAAAATCAACCTGAATAATATTTGTTCCATCTACAATGCAAGTCATCGTTTGTGGATATGTAGTAAGTACAGAACTGCTTGTAATTCCTAAATTCATATTGCCACTCATAGTCTTGCCTCCGTTCATTTATCTTAACTATATTATCCGTTAAATCAGCTCTTATAATCCGTCAACATTCCCTCATAATTCCCTAATATGGGCATAAAAAATAAGGCAGCCACAACTATTATGTGACTGCCTTTAATGCTCTCTTAACTGAATTATACGCCTGCTGCAGATCTCTTTCGACCGTTTGCACTGACGTATCTATTTTCATTGCTATTTGATAGTTTTTAAGATCGTGAATAAATTTGAGTTCTATAATTTCAATTTGCCGCGGCGTTAGTTTGGCTTCTGAAATAATTGCTTCAAATTCCTTTCGTGTGGACTGCGAAAGCCAATCTCTTGCCTGCAAACGGCAAGTATCCATATAATCACCTGCTCGCTGCTATAGCTCCTACTAATACCCCTCCTGCAAATCCCCAAAAGGCCTTCTGTCTCTGCTTTAATTCACTTCTGGACTTCTCCTGTTTCATTTGAACGCTCAACGTCTGCAAGGATTTGTTTTGCTCTGCTATTGTTTTTTTGGAGTTCGACAATGATTCCTGCGCAAGCATTAGCTCGCTCCTTATCTTCTGATAAGATAAACGCTGCTCTTCGATTAGCTTCTTCAGCTTGTTCGAGTTCATCTGCTGCAGTTCCAACGTGTTCGATAGCCCTATCAACAGATTTTCCTGTCTGTTTATTATCGTCTGCAATTCGTTGAACTGTTCCCTGGACATCGTTATTGTTTCCGGAAGTTCCTCCGCAAAACAATTTAAAGAAAATGATAAGCACAGCAATAAGGGCAAAACTAATAACAAGATACTTGCTATACCTGATTTGTTTTTCTTCATTCACTTTCTGCCCTTCTTTCAAATTAAATTCTATTTCATTATCATTAAGATAGTTCTATTTTCAATATAATCAACCTGTGCGCCGTTTTCTATACTCCCACTTAGATTTCCTAGTGTTTTAGAGATAAAACAACGCACAGGCTGATTCTGTGGCTAGCTTTTATCTTACAGATTGTAATAAGTAATGCACCCTACCAAAATCGCAAGAGCAATACCAGCCCAAATCAAAATACGCTGTTTTTCCATATTAGTCACCTCCTTATACAATCTTTACCAATTATGATGCCACCAGATAGCCTTACCACGAATAACATCACCGCCTGGTTTCAGTTCTCCGTCGCCTGGCAAATCTGGTAATTTCCACAAGTCCCAGCGTTCAAAAGTAGTTGCCGGGCCGTAGTCGTCTACGTCTGCTGCTTCTGCATGTGTCATTACGGTATCGGCATTAATGTCCAATCCAAGTTCCTCACACAGTACAGCTACAACTTTTGCCATACTATCTATCTGTAACTCTGTCGGTGGCACGTTGCCAAAGTCGATATGCCCATCAGCATGAGCTACAGCATCTACACAGCACGCTAAAGCAATCCCAATAGCTCTAGAATTGCGCCGCCATGTATGAGCCTTATATTCAGTCAAATCTTCTGTTGTCGCCATAACAGCGCCGTCGCTATCAATGTTTAAGTGATAGTCACTAAAAAACTGGTGATAATTACCAGCTGACCAATGTAGATAGATCTTATCAATATTACCTCTAGCCCTTGCTGCTAACTGCCGCAGTTCATCTAAAGTGATTCTTTTTGTTACTGCCCCCATTTTCATCTGCCTCCTGTTCAAATTTATCAGGGACACCGTCCCCGTCTTTATCAACTAAACTCGTAGCTATGAAAGTCACAAATGCAACCATAGCCGGTCCTATAACCTCTCTTATCAGTGCTAGAAGATCAGACATAACAATCTTATCCAACCACAACCACATATACATCCACGCAGCGTAATAGGTCAGTATCAGTAAAACGACTGCAATAAAATAGCCTACAATGACAGCCATTATTTTTGGCGACATTGAGGCTACTTTATTTCTGGCACTCACTATTAAGTTTTTTATTTTCTCAAACATAAATATCACTTATCCTTACATGAACAGTTATTACATTTGTTTTCTACCAGTAATAGCCGTTCGCCAACTTCATCAATCCTGTTATGTGCAGATTTTGCCCTCTGATCAATCTCAGCAAATTTTATCTTTAAATCTGTCGTACGTTCTTGCTCCCTATTAATAGTCTTAGCTAAAGCGTCAACAGTCTTTTGCAGGTTCTCTATCGCCGTAGACAAAGGATTTATTATCCAAATCTTAAATACAAAACCTACTATGCCAAATAAAAAGCTAAAGATTGTTATTGAGGCCATTGCCATTTCAACCATCTTTGCACCGCCTAATCTAATATAATAGCATCCAAATCCTCTTTGCTTAACGCTGCCTCTACCTGTGCCTGTTTAATCCATCCTTGCTGCTTGCAAGCACCTATATGAGACGATAAATCAGCACACCAGGTATATACCTGAGCAGCATTAAGATACTGTATTGTTTTTTCAGTTTCCCCTTCTTTATAGCCCCGGACTGGACATCCCAAAGGATATTCGTTTGCAAAACGTTCTGTGCTGACATTCAGTGCAATTCCCTGCATCGTAAGCTGAGTATCTTTATCGCTATCATACCTCACAAGTTTACCGGTGCATTGAGAAATAAAACCGCCAGTAATTTTATCTGCTGTCCATGCATCAACAAGTTTAAGCTTTTGGGCTTTTAATTCTTCTAACGTAAGTTCTGGTTCCGGCTCCGGATCAGGCATTTTTTCCAGTTCCCATGTCTTCCCATTAAATTTTATAATGTGTCCATCTGCGCTTGATGGTGGCTCAATAGTTGTTGCGTGCGGTGGTATAAGCCACACTTCTTTCCCTTGCAGTTCTGTTTCAAGCGGGTCTAAAAACGCTTCTGACATTGCACTATAATATCCGTTCTCGTCATAATAATATAATTTCATCTTTGTTCTCCCCTTAATATTTAATGCAGTAAATTGCAGTCATAGCAGGCGGCTGCACGGTAGTACTTGCACCATAAATGGCGCTGCTACGGGACGCGTCAAAACTTATAAGTTGGCTATTAGACCATTCGCTGCCCTCAGGTCCGCTGCCGTCCTGATTATCGCGTCTAAAAGCACCGTCGAATCTAGCTTGTGACCATTCCAAAGCTGTCGAGAAATGACCAGTAATATTCGGCAGTCCTGCCGCTAGGACTGTGCCTGCCGTGTTACTGCCCTCAATAAATCTATTCATCAAATTCGGTAGATTAAAAGTAGTGCTGTCGTTACCGGTGCCATAAGTAGTGCCAATAGCAGAGAACAACGCCGCATATGTAGATCGAGATACAGCAGCGCCATTACAGTGCATATATCCTTCCGGCACCCCTGTATATGCCACGGCGATTATTGTTCCCACTGGGTTGGAGTCTACAATTATATCTTTCGTTCCGTCGAAAGCCACGCCGTTTATTGTGCGGGCGGTTTCTAGTTTCGTAGCGGTATTTGCATTACCTAACCACTTCGCAACACCGACATTTGTTATTCGCGCAAATTCAAAGGCATTATGTGAAAGGATTGCTGTTTCACTGTCGTTAGTAGTTATTGATGTAGACGCAGTAGCATTGCCAATTCTGAAATAGTGTCCAGCGTTTTCTGTCGCAATATAGTTTAACGCCCCTGTTGTGCTAGATATAATATTCGCTTGTACTGTTGCTGATTGGGGTTTGTTGCCTAAAATAATTTGTCCTTGACTGCCTGCTGTTGTGCCACTTGATACAGCAATGTTTGCTCTGAAAGTATTTAAAGCTGTAAAAACATTAGCACCTTGCTCTATAGCCTCTTTAGTCTTTAACGGCGTCATTGCTTTAGTATCAACTACACCAGCAATAGCTTCATCTGTTGTCGCTATACCAGTAATGCCAGCTAAACCTTCTAAGCTGTCAGCAATACCCTGCGCTCTATCTGCCTGTCTTGTAGCTATAGTTGCTGAAGATGCTGCTGATTCAGCACTGCTTTCTGCACTTGTCTTACTCGCAGAAGCTGAATTTGCTGATGCTGCAGCTAACGTTTTAGATTCTAATGCAGATTCAGCACTACTAGAAGCCGCACTAGCGGAATCTGAAGCACTTTTTTTACTATTTTCTGCAGCAGTTTCAGCAGCCTTAGCATTTTCTTCACTTTTTGCAGATTTGGTTTCACTAGCTTTCGCATTATTCTCACTTGTTAATGCTGCATTTTTACTTGCTAATGCTGCATCAGCACTGCTAGAAGCTGATTCTGCCGAAGCCTGGGCTGTTTCCGCACTGGCAGCAGCAGACGACTGTGATGCAGCCGCAGCATTTTTACTTGCTAATGCTGATTCAGCCGAAGAAACAGCTACACTTTTTGCGTTTTCTGCGGCAGCCACTTTTTCATCAAGTAACGTTTGAACGTTATTAACAGCATCTTCTGCCGCAGTAGCCGCAGCTTTAACAGCGGTATTTTTAGCAGCAACAGCTTCGTCCTTTATTTCCGTAGTCTCATTTACTGCAGCATTTTTTATAGCGGTCAGCTCTTCGATTGCAGTATTTTTAATATTTGTTGTTTCGTTAACGGCGCTCTCTTTGACCTGTTTCGTTTGCTCTAATACATCTTTAGCTAAAGGTAACACCCTAGCAGGGTCCTCCGTCAGCACAAGCCCATCACCAGCATCATTGATTCTAAAACTCATTCCAGCCTTTACCGGAAAAGTATTATTAAAATTATTTACATCAACACCAGCAGATAATGTTCTATTCAATTTTTCATTTAATTGCTGACATATAAAAGTTAGATCGTCAAAAGACAATTCAATATTCTCTGCAAAAAACGGACCTTGATTAACCAGGTTCATTAGCTGATACAATGGCAGCTCACGATAAATAGTTATTTTATGTCCATCAGGCAGCGGATCGCCATTAGCTGGATAAGTAACTGTTTTTGCTCCAAGATCAACAGAAAAATTCTCCGTTTCTACGGCAACGCTATCATCACCTGTAATATATACTTTTATATATTCAGGATGATCCGTCATCTGAAATGTTATTGGGAATTTCGTTGTCGCTCCATTACCAACATAAATATCTTTAACTGTCGTATTCTGTACAGTCATTTGCTCGCCCCCTATATTTTTGCTGAGGCCGGAGCATCTTTAACCACAGTGGCATTTAACATACTGGCTATGGTTGATGCTATCTTTAACTTCTCGTCCAAAGATACAGCCTTCTTCTGCTCCTCCAACAGTAAATTTATTTGGTCTTGTATGATAGCCTCTTTATCCATAATTTCACTCCTGTTCTATAACTGGAAGTACGCCTTGGTTCTTCAATAAGTGATAAATAAATAAGCGTCCTTTCTGCGTCCAATAAGTATGAAATCTATTTTCACCGTCAGCAGTAGGAAAAGTCTTACTTTGGGTATATCCGTCACATTGATATTTTTCATACAGAAACCATATACCGCCTTGTTTATACTGAACACCTAATTCATGAAGCAGGCTATTCATTTTCTTTGCGCTCATACCATAGTCTTTTGCAATCTGCGTTACCGACATCAGAGTGTTGTTTTGCAGAATCAAATCATAATAGCTTGCTTTAGGCTGCATTTCATTTATGATCTGCTTTTGCTGCGTATTTTCAATTTGTAGAGCCTGAGCTTTTTCTGCTATTTCAGCGGCCATTCTAAGAGCTGCCGGCAAATCTTTTGGAATTACTTCCTGCTCTTTTAACAATTCTTCCATTTTATTGAAAGCAGCAATATATTTTAGCTTCCATTGCAAAACATCTCTAGTATTATTAAAGCTCATAACTAATAAAGAAAATCCATCACGTGTCATTAGATATTCTTTTCTCTGCTCACCTTTTGCGTCAATGTACTGGTGTTCATCAAACCAACGAACTTTTACGCCGGTTGCCTGCAAATCCAAGATATGTTTTTCAACAGCTTTAATTACATCAGAATGACGTTTCCCAAAATGCTCCGCTACCTGCCTACTGGAAACAACTACCTGCCTGTCAATGATTTGCACTAAATTTTCCATAAATCGTCTCTCCTTCCAAATAAAAAAGCGCCTACCGAAGTAAGCGCTTTCTATTAAGTTCTAACTAACTTTATGATACTATTTTAACTCATTTTTATAGTGGTTTTGTCGGATACATTTTTAATTTTTTTACATCGCCTCTGCTCTCATATCCAATAACCTTACATTACTATTTTAACTCTTGTTAAAGGGCATTTTGTCGGAAACTTTTTAAAATTTTAAATACCCAACAGGAAGGGAGTAGCTTTAACCGACACCCTCGGCAGGAATTAAACTAAGCTTTGTATTGATTACATCAAGTGCATCACACGATATTTTTATACCTATGTCTTTTATTGTTGTGGCGAAGCATTGCGATTTTTCAGGCGTGTTACAGTAGTTATAAAGTTTTAATACTTCATGCAAAGCAATCAGCTTGCCTTCTAAATCCTTTATCTTCTTCTGCAGCTCTATATTCATAGGCGCATTAACAAGCATGGGTCTTTGTGATTCACACGACGATTTTACTGGGAACAATTCAGCAGGTGTAAATTTTCGATTTCTAGCTTCGTATATCTTTCTAACTCCACTTTCGGTAAGTACTATTAAGGCAGCGATTGTAGACTTGATTTTATTCTCTCTGCGGTACTCGAATAAGTCATGTCCACGCAAGAAGTAAAAATCTACATTCTCTGTCATAAACCACGGTCTACGAATATAATTTTGAATCGACGACGCATCAACATTTAAAATCATAGCTACGTCTAACTTAGTTAACACCGGTACGCCTTTCCAGTATTTTATCGTAGGCTTATAAGGTTCTTCAATAAGTGTTTGCTGCAAAGGCTTCTTGCTTAGCTGCGCTTCCATTTCGTGAAAACGGTTGATATAAGATGCGGTAAACGACGATCCTTTGCGACCGGTTTGCTTATGAGCTAAAAACTCACAGCCTTTCTTGGTTATTTGATATTTCTTTAATGTGCGACCAGTAATGTCTTTATATGTGGATTCTTGGAAAAAATCACTGAGTCCAATTTTGGTCTCAGTAAGATATTTGGCGTAAACACTTATATCCCTTAATAAATGATTATGTTCTTTTTCTAACATTACTGCTACTTCACGACTGTCCAAGGTTAAACGGTTGATGTTATTCATGTTGACTACTCCTTTCACTTGAAAGAAGTCGCCCTCTATGATAGACTATTTCACAGAGGGAAACCTCTGGTGTAAGACGTTGCTCCTGTTTTGACCGACTGGGCAGCGTCTTATTTTTTGTCTCCCAAAAGTAAATGTATCCCTTGACGAATAGCTTCACCCTTAGTTATATTGTGTTTAAGACAATATTCAACTAAACGTTGTTCTGTTTTTTCATCAATTCTTATACTATACTTTATCGCCTTTGGGTTATCTACTTTTGGTCTACCTGTTTTGGGGCTCATAATTTCACCTCGCTTTATGCCACACATTTATTATATATTTATGTGTGGCGTAAAGTCAAGTGTTATTTTCAATAATTTATAAATGTGATATAATTGTGAAAAACGAAAGAAGGATTATTGTGAAAAAAATAATTACATTAATGATTTTTATAATAGCAATCAGTACAAATACAATATGCTCTGCACTCTTACCCATAAAAGATTTAGAATATGTTGGATACTATGTTAAGCCTTCAAACAGAGTTTATATTGAAATGAATTCCATTGAACTGATAAATACACCTAATCCTGATGATCGTTTAATGAAATTCAAAACACATACTCATTTTTTAGTTGTTAATAAAATGGTAGTACACGAATATGAAATACTACCTTTCCGTAATAAATATCGCATAACAAATTACTCGTCGCGAGATGTAGAAACAGGGAGCCTTTTTGAAGAAGAACAATATAATGATGCTACATTTTTACCACTGGAATTTGGTACAATTCATTATAGTTATTATTCATATATACTTAATAATCTTGCCAGATATAAATCTCAAGGACGATTTGATGCTGAAACAGTATAAATAAAAACACCGACAACAAAACATACTGTCGGTGTTTTTATTTTTATTTTTATTTATCACGTTCTCTTTTAGGTCTACGCCTGTAAATATCTCCCCACTGAGGTTCCATATCATTTACAACAATATCATAAGCATTAAAAAATAACTTGTTGAACTGTGCAGGTACACCAGCAATAAGGCCACCAAGATTAGCTAAAGGTTCGACAGCTTCTTCTGGTTCGGCCTTTCCTTGAATCACTTTGCCTAATTTTGCACCAGTACGTTCTAACTGTTCAAAAGCACCTTGCACAGCAGTCATCCTATAACCGTATGTTCGCATTCCTACCATATTGCTAACAAGAGTATTAGCAACTTGTCCAACAGGTCCTAACAAACTCATAGGATATTGCAAAAGTTCTTTACCATATTTTACCCATCCGTCATCATCTTCCTCAAAAGGAGGCTCTAATGCTAGAGCTAAATTCAGCAGGCAAAACATAAAATACTTAGCTGCAGCAAAAGCAACTATTCGCTTAGATGCTTCAGCTTTTCTGCCGGCACTCCACTCACGACCAAAAATTCCAAACTCTCTTTGCCACTGATTGAACTGCGTATTAAAAAAGCCCTGGAATGTTGTAAATAATTTCATAAGTGCGCTGCCACGCTGAATAGGAGCAACGTCTGTAATACGGCTACTGCCAAGCGTACGCCTAACAACAGTCTCCGCAAACAAGACAGCTTCCTGCTCACTGGCGCCTGCATTGATTTTCTTTTGATATGCCTGAGCCCAAATTGGTATAGCAGAAATATTATCTGTTGCAACCAAAACATTTGTACCAAATTCAACTGCAATTCTTTCAACTGGATTTAGCTTTCTACCTTCATCTTTGATATCACGCATTGAAATATCGGGAACTATAGAGCGTTCTTTCATAAAAGGTGATTTAGAATAGACAAGATCTCTAGTGGTTCTCCAGCCTTGTCCATTTTGCATATTCAAAAACAAATTTCCATAAGCAGCCATTACATCCTTATAACCAAAGCCTTCAACAACATTACCATATAACAATGGATTGCCTAAGTTTTGAACAGCAGTTTTGAAATTAAGCATTATTGCTACATTGACTGTCTTTTGGCGAATCCAACTTAAACAATCACCCACATCTCTTTCACTTATAGAACTATAGCCTCCACTACCATAAGGTTGAGCCGTTTTCTTTAAGAATTCTTCAAATGCTTCAAAATTAGCAATACCTAATTTTTCTTTCAGCAAAGAATACATTTCAGGATCGTTCATTATTTTACGGAAGCTTGTCGTCAACTCTCTATAACAGAGATCGTGTATATTATCCATAACCGCAGAATATTCGGCGCCTTTTCTTAAATCCAACGGATATACACTTTTATCGCGAGTTTTAGTTCCGCCAGTATTAGTATGCAAAGTTCTAATGCTGTTTACCGAACGTTTATCGTTTGTTGCCGGTACAGCATCCAATGCTGCAGGATGACTGCCACTATCAGAATATCTGACCAAAGGAACATATCCACCACGAAAAACAACTTTGGCACCATTGCGTAAAGTAAGTTCCGCAGGTAATGCATCAACACGTTCTGGAGAAAATCCGGTCATTCGTTTTACCATATCAGACGTTTCGTCCCAATGAGCATTGCAGGCATCAACAACCTTTTGCGCATAATTGATATCCGCTTCTGTTAAAACATTACCTAAAAATTCAAGCAAATTGCTTCTAGTTAATTCAACATCACCTTCAACCCATAAATCAGAACCTCTAAAGAATTCTGTATATGTGCTTTTTTCTCTTACAGAACATAATTTATATGAGCTACTTTCTGTGCCCAAATACAAAAGCATTTTTATAAGATTATGTTTTGATACATTAGCGTTAAGTGCTTCATAATAAATTTCTTTATCTGCTGCTTCCACAGCTTTTTTATCAGGCAGCCATTTTTTAGTAGCATCAGCAATACGTTCCTCAAATTCCATTGTATATACAGCTTTTTTATTAGCTGCAATTTGTACGCTTTCACCAAAATGCTTACTGAAAAATCCATATTTCCAGCCGTCCATACGTTCAAAGAAATTGTCAGTATTAGTAAGACTTCGTAAAAGCCTTTGCTGTGGTTTGACATTTTCTTTAGAATTAATACCAGACTGCCATTTAGTTTTCAATTTCAACAGATTTTCAATCGCCTGATCTTTGAACTCTTTATAATCTAATGCCTTTCCATACCAGGTTATATATTTTTCCTGTTTAGAAATTGCTTTAATATTTTTTAATGCATTTATTACATCTTCATAACGTTCAAAAGTCAACGTTTGCATTGGAGAAATAAAAGTTCTATTTTCATCAAGCAACCAATCAGCAATGGAAACATTATCATATTCATTCTGCATTGCTGCAGCATACTCAGCTAATGATTGCGTTCTAAATTCCGGATTATACTCTTTATGATTCAACCCCATCCGTTCCATAAGTGCCGCAGCTTGCACAAAATGTTTTTCATCTACCCATGTATCCTTTTTAGCTTTCATCTGCCGCTTAAGATATTTTTTGTACTGTTCGATTTTTGCACGCATATTAAGGCTCTCCTGAACCATAGCGTGATTAAGTGCTTGTAATCTTTTATATTTTAGCGCTGAATCATAATCATTCTTCTTGGCGGCATCAATCGCTTTAGCAGCAGCACGACGTTCTGCTGATATATACTTACTGGTACGAACAGCATCAGCAACTACCATATTACTCAGCTCAGTTTTAGCAGCTAATTTTGCCTGCTGACGACGTGCTCTAGCCAGTGCTAATGCTTGTTCTGCACTACGCTGTTGAGCCAAAATCCCAGCTGCAGCATCCTCTATAATTTGCTGTTCCACACCAATTACCAACCCGCTATCATCAGTATAAAATGCTTCTCGTGCAGCTTGTTCTGCTAATCTGCGTTCTTTATAAATATCCGGGAATTTAGCCTGTACCATCTCATCCGCATATAAAGTAATAGCCTGTTGTAATGCCGGCTCACTTAATAATTTTGATGAAAGTTCATCTCCAGAAGTAAACCCACTAACTTCAGCTATCATATCAAATTTAACAATATCCAATTCTTCTTTTTCACTGAGCGGTTTTGATTCTATATCCATAGCTCTAGATAAAAGTTTTCTATAATATTCTGCAACAACTTTGCCTGTTTTATATTTTGGGAAATCTTCTAATAACATATTTTCTGCTGCATAAATTGGCTGTTGTTCCAAATCTTGACGTATCGCAGGTAATATTTCTGCTCGATATTCTTCAATTTGCATCTTACGTTGATCAGTAAAATTTTCAAGGCTCTGCTTTGTCAGAAGGTTTACTGCTTTTTCATGCGCTTTAACTATAACGTTCTGTAGTCTGCGTTTTGAAGCTTCCGAAAGGTTATCTGTAATTACCGAAGGCAGCTTGGCAAAATATCCGTCTAGCTTTTGTTGCTCTATGATAGCCTCCTCACTTGCAAGCGCTCTGTCAAATACTGCTCTTACCTCCGGAGTAATCTCCTTTGCATATTCTTTATTAGCATCAACAAAATCTTTGATCGATTTATAAATACCAAGTAGCCACTTTTTCCAGTTTGCAAATATCCGTCGCAAGTCTTTACTTGGTGCAATACCCAACATAAAATACTGTTCCGCCCCAGTTGCCCAACGTTCATAAATTGCTGTTTTGCGGTCAAACTGCTCTTTGGTAAGATCACCATCATATTTATCAAGTTCAGCCCATTCTTCTTCACTGCTTTCTGCATATTCAAGGAGTGTCTGCCTATCTTTACGCATCTGTTCTGTTGCGGTAGGAAGCTTACTGCGCCTCATAATATTCACTGACAAATAGTGTCCCAACGCCTCGTGAATAACAGTACTAGCATTGGCCCCTTCAAACAGGCTGATAATTGCTTTACCTTCTTCGTCCCAGGTGATAGCGCCTTTCTTATCGTTATTAACTTTTTGATTATAACTGTTGATTATTTTTATTGCCTGATCGTCAAAAATTACATATGATTCTCCATCTACCATTCCAACATATTTAATGCCTTTTATCCCTAATTTATTTAAATGTTCAGATGCTGCTCTGGCTGGATTTTCCGCCCCCCTCCTTTTCATCTCAAACATTAATTCTTTATAAAAGCTTCTGCCGCTATTCGCACTCCCACCAATTCTTTCTAATTCAGCTTTAATAATCTCGCGTACTTTAGGCGGTTGCTTTTCAATAGATTTATTTTCATCAAGTAATACATCATTTTCAGGGATTTCAACCTCAACTAGAGAGCCTTCGCCAGTATATGTATCACGGCGTCCTTTCAATCTATCCCTATACCGTTTAGCAGTATTTTTGCTGAAAGCAAAATACAAACCCCATCCATGGGCCTGTATACCTGTTCCTGTGCCAACAGATCCCAAATCAAATTTTTCAAATTTATGTGGGCTTCCGTGAAAAGCGGTCTGGTAGTATCCCTGCATTTCTTCTCGTCTCTTGCGGAGTGCATTTTCATCTGGTATACTATTATTAAGAAGACTGCCAAGGTTGTTGCCTTTGCTAGCGGAATCGCTGCTAGGAGATTGTAACAACTTGTCAGTCTTAACAAAACCGCTATCTGTTGAAAACGGCATGAGCCATTCGGGCTTCTCGTTTTCAATCAGTTTAGCGGTTTTTTCTTTATTGATGTATCTTAATTTTCCGTTTTCAATTTGCTTAGCAAACCATTCATAGCGTGGTTCGCCTGTCTTATTGTCAGTCTTACCATATGCGCTTATAATTTCGTTCATAACATATTTATTGCTTTTATTATCTACTTCAAGCTCAAAAGGCACTACAATGGTTGCTCCATTTTTAGATTTTAAATCTAGAGCAACTATTTTTCTTTTTGCACCATTCTTACCATCATAGGTATCAAATATCATTAAGGGATCAGTTAATGCCCTAGGTATCTGCTTCACTATATCAGCAGACATATCACTTTTATGTTTTCCATTTAAAACTTTATCAAGATTTTCAACAGACATATCTACCGGCAATATTTTAGCACCAGCAACTTCTAACGCAAGAGGTGTCTGCATTACTCTAATAGTTTTATCTACCAATTTTCCTGATATAAACTTATCAATATTAGCAGCGAAGTTATTTTCATCCTCAAGCAATCTTTCGTTAGCGCTTTTAGTTTGCATATATCGGCCCTTAGGCGTACTGACAAAACGCTTGAAGTTTACAGGGTTATCCCTAAAATACTGCATAGGGTCATCAGGATATTGAGTTCTTGCAGCACTTTCCAACAACACCATCGCTTGTAATGCTTCCTGTTTGGTTGCTCCTGCACTTAATAATTCTTGAATACGCGTATCTTTCCATACTCTAAATTCTTCATCATTAATATCTAAACGCTGATATTCTTTTTGCAATTCTTTTTGCATTTTTTCCTTACTTATAGAATATCCATTATCTTCAAAAATAATGCTATCTTTAACAGCAGAATAAAAATCGGGCTTCTGTGCAGCCATTACTTCAAAATTTCCCTGCATAATGTCGATATCAAGGCCTTCTTGAGCGGCACGTTCGATATTATTAGCTTCAACGCCCAAAGATGCCGCTATTTCATCAATATTCTGAGTTTGAGCATACTGATATAAGGCTTCGGCATCTACAGATATTTTACTTCCCTGCAAATTAGAATTGATAACACTAGCAGCATAAGCAGGTTCCGCTCCGCTTTTTTTTACATTATCTATTCTTTCTTCAAGTGTATTAAGCTGTTCTTTATGAACATTACGATCTAGTGCTACTCTAATAGTAGACGCGCCACCACCTAAAATACCACCAATTAATCCAGCATACAAAGCATTTTTCGTATATGTCCCAACATTCTTATCAAATTCTGCGGCTAATTCCTGAATACTTTTACCTTCATTTTTAGCGATCATATTCGTAATTTCTTCCGGATACTGTTGAATACCTTCAGTAAAAGCTTCTGTTAATGCGCTTTCACCTATTTGTTTTAATTTTTTACCTAATGTGCTTCCCGCCGGAACTCTTTTTAGCAGTTTCCCCAAAGATAATCTTTCTAAAGGAGTTTGTATTATTGCATTTGCAATACTTGCCTGAGCCGCTCTCTTAGTATCAACACCTTCTTCTTTTAGATCCAAGTATTGATTTCCTGCAATCTGAGCGCCCATTAACGCTGTACTAGCAGCGCCACCTGTAAAAACTGTTGCAGCCACCTGGGCAGCAAGTTGCCCGGCTCCCTGTACTAAGTCTAATCTAAATTGTTCTGCAACAGTATCTCCTTTTATATTAAATGGCTGCAGATGTTCAGACTTTAAGGCTTCGTCAATAATTGCTACTCCCTCTGTCATTGGCTGATAATTAGGTTCTCGTTCTCTTCTTGTGGCAATATTATAATCTCTGGCCATTGCTAAAGTTCCTAAAACACTGCGTTCTAATAAATTGATAGACCCATTGTAAAAAGATTTTACATCTTTCCATTCTCTATCTTTCACATACTGTTGGTCAAGAAAGTCAAAATGCCTCTGTTCTATAGAGAGTTTTTTAGGTTCGTGAAGAGCATTATACGTCAAAGGATTATATCTTGATTCAAACTCAGACTTTAACATTCTCATTTTTTCAGGATCCATATTTATCACCTCGTTATTGTATATAACCTTGCTGCATTCATAATTTCTGTTGTACCATTAGACAATCTTACAGAATATAAATCTTCACCAATTTCTGTGACACTTTCTATTCCACTACGTTTATAATCAGCCAAACTTAATTCAACCGTTTCATTACTATTAAAAAAAGTCCCCCTAGTTTCCATATATCCTACTGGCTGCTTAGTTATAAATTCTTTGCCTTTTTCAATTACTTGATATAATGGCGGAGTAACTCCTGTTTTTTGTTCCTCACTTATAATCCACTCTTGCAATAAAGCTTTCGCTCCTATCCAAGCTGCTTCTTTTGCAGGATTTTCCTCAATATCGCCAACAATTTGATATTTTATATCATTGTTCCAATCATAAGCAAACTCCCCTTTTCCTTCTTTATATTTATCATATGTTTTGTTAGCCTCATAAATTTGATCAGCATTTAATCCTTGTTCTTTTGCAAATTCAAGATACTCCTCACGTGTAGCAAATGCACCATCACCTAGCATATCATTTACTCTTTTTACTGTTGTAGATGATGCTTTATTGCTACCTTTTTTACCATTAGCACCGTAAAAATAATCTGCTGCAGATATCATTTTCTTGCCAGTTTCAATATCTAAACCAGCAGTAGATTTAATCCAATCAATTGCCGCTTCATAAGAGACCCCTTGTTGCTGCATCCCATAAATATCACCAACAATCTTTCTATATAAAAGATCATTATACTTCTTCTGACGTTCCTCTTGATCTCTAATTATATTTTTATATATTTTGGAAACTGTTTGACCCTCTTCAAAACTCATTTTAGGGCTTTCTGTACCCATTCTGCCTAATATACTATCTGCATATTCATTAATGGATGGTTCATCACCATTGCCTTGTTTCCTATTCAAAGCCTCCTCACTGTAGCTTAAAGCACCTTCTCCAGCATACCAAGCAATAGCAGCACCTCTCGGCCCATATTTATCCCAATACTGCTTTAATTTAAATCTAGCTACCTTCTCTTGATTTTCAGGCGTCATTTTAGCATTATCTTGCAATCCCGCCTCTTTACTCCAAGCAGGCCAATTTTCAGGCATTATTTGATATTTACCACTTGCACCTGTACGTGCATTTACAGCATCATAATTCCCGCCACTTTCTTGACCGGATATAGCATTCACAAAACTATCAAAACTAGATGTTCCGTTCTTCATACTTTCTAGCGCAGACATAGCAGCATCGCTATCATTTCCATATTGTTGATAAAGTTGCTGAGCTATTTTATAACTATTTTCGAGTTGCTCTTTCTGATTAATTATATAATTGAAAGAATTACGCTGATCAGGTGTCAAAACATCATTAAAATATCGCACAAGTCTTTTGCTTTCTGTGTAGTCCCGGTTAACTATAGCCTGTTTAATTACTGCTGTACCCAGTCTACCAAGCGCTTTGTTAGTTTCCAATTCAACACGTTCTTCACCATATGTTCCAAATATATCTTCAACACTAAAGATTGTTTTGTTAACAGCATCTTTCAAAGCTTGAGGATCATTTGGATTTTGCATTAGCGTTGTCGTAATCTGATTTTGATTGTTTTCATAAGTAGTATTCTGCCAAGCTTCAAACTGCTGCGCTCTGTATTGCCCCAAAACCCTGCGATTAGCATTATCAGTTTGCTGGGTGCTGTAATCAAATAACATAGCACCTTTGCCGTACTTTACGCTTTGAGGACTTTGAGCCATAAGTTCGCTGCGTATCTTTCTTTCACCAGCTTCATACTCACCGACAATGTCAAGAGCACCTTTTTCTTTTTTCTGCATCAACTGCATTCTTAGATCGTTAGTACGTTTTACATACTCATTATTAGCCTGCAGAACGTCGGTTCTTATGATCTGCTCTCTTACCTGCTCAACACCGGCCTGAATAATTCTACCGGTCTGGGATGATTCTCTTGCAACAGCCTGCTGCCCACTGTTATCATAGCGGACATTAGATACTTTACTTGCCGGCGCTCCTAACTGCGCACCTACTTGGAAAATGTCGATTGCCATATTCTAGCCTCCTTTTGGGTATAGAAAAAGCGCTTTAACAAATTGTTAAGCGCTTAAAGGTGTGTTATAATGTTGTCCGAGATAGTTTAACTATGTTGGCTTATCAGTCCGTAACTGATTGGTGGTGATCCTATGAGCATATATCAAGCATTATCCCTAATGATAGCGTTTGGTATTCTCGTGGCTACCATTATTCTTGCCGTAAAATAGCAAGAAAATAAGCCCAACGTAAGGTCGCGGGCTCGTTTTCAATCACATTCTTGTTACGAGATGAGCTAACGCTACCACACGTTAAACTATCTCTTTTCACATTTTACAATTATGAGGGAGAGCCAGCGTGCGACCACTGACTATCTCTTTTCGTTTATTATATAATACATTTCGTACTAATGCAACACTCTCTTACCACTCTCTTGGTACTCTTTTCTTAAATCCAGTTATAACCTGTGCTTGTACCATAAGTAGTTTTCCACTTACTAGAATCATAACCGCCTAAAGATATATTACCACTATTACCCCATCCATACCCGTCACTTCCTTTTCCATACGAGGAAGCACCTTGCTTTCCTGCGCTCTTAGGACTGTATAAACTACCTGCAAGAGATAACCCACTCATAAGCATATTATTCATAAGTGCACGCTTACCGGCTTTACGGTAATTGCGTGCATTTTGATTATAGATATCACGTTGATTAACAAGGTCAGTAGACTGCTGAAAAATATTCTCAACGCCTTGCCTTGAATTATAGCGTTCAATAGCAAGCTCTGTTTCCATATTATACGCACTGTCAGCTAAAGCGTTTGCCGCACTGCCTGAAGCTGTTATACCGGAAGCGCCTATATTAGCCCTCTGCTGGCTTAACATAGCGTTCATACGCCGGCGTTTGTTTTCTTCGTTGATAGTATTTGACTTAGACTGTTCTTCAGCCTGTGCCTGCAGTTTATCTGCGTTCTGATTCGCTATCTGAGCATTTACCTCTGCCTGTTGAGCGGCAGCGTTATATTGCTGCTGCTGCGCTCTGCCCGAAATAAAGCCACCCAAAAGAGTGGCGCCTATTGCTGCCGCTACGCCCATTATTCATCATCCTTTCTAAACTCAAAAAAGTGATGCGGCAGATTATAAACTCCATGCGGCGCTGGTTCATGTATTTCTGCGCCAAGCCATTTAAGCCAACGCATTATATTATCATTTCCAACATTGACCCAGTTATATAACCTGTCGTATCTCTTTAAAAGCCCTCTTACAGCCTTTTTAGTCTGCCTTCCGACAAATACCTTATGGTTCTCCGTTTCCTTCGTCATAAGCAGCCATACGCGACCCTCGTCGCTCATTATCGAAGCTTTTCTCACTCCATATACAGCAGCGGGTACGCCGTTGATATGCAGGCAGCCGATTTCATCACTGTGCTTCAATCCATCTAAAATATCATTAAGAGCGTTAGGGCCAATAGCAGAAAATAGTTCACTGTAATTATCTAGTTTAAGATTAGCCGCTATATACTCAGCGTCTGCCCTTGTGGGCTTTACAAATTCATACTTTACCATAATACACCTTACCCTTCTATTACCGGAATCAAAGATAATACAGTCATCGGCAGCGGGTCAGGCTGTTTAATTATTATCTGCTGAGTTTCATCATAAGTGGCAGACTTGATCGTTACTTTAAATTTACCTGTTTGCAAACTAATCGGTTCCCCATAGGCTTCATTACTGCGCCATTTAAATTCATCTAATTCATTCTCCTTCATTCCAAACAATCCACCACGGCTATCTTTAAGTAATAATGTAACTGTAGCAATTCGTTTCTTCCGACTTAAATATGTGCCATCTTGAGCTGTAAAATCTATAGGCAGTGTTTTTATTTCCGCATCTATAGGCAGCCCTACATGGACCTTCTTGTATTTATTTCCAAGAAGAACCTTACCGTTTTCTACAGTTTGCTGAGGAAGTACGTTTCCATCAGCTAATATAGCCACAGTATACCCTTCTAAATGCTCAAGACCTGATATTTCATCGGTCGGCTCTCCTTCATAGGTTATACCACTGTCTACGAAAAACTGATCCTCTACATTAGTACTTTTATCACGGCTTTCCATTATTTCCACATAATACTGCCCGCCACGCTCAATTACTGCATATAACTTATCTTCTGTTGACCCTCCGATATTACATACACTAACAAACTTCCCGCCTGCCGTGGTATGCTGGTGCCATGCGTAGATATCCTGTTCCTTGATGTATGTAAGCCCTAACAGCAAACCATCATCACGCACACACCAAACAATACTGTTAGGTATCTGCTGATAGGTCATAGATATTATTTTATGCCCTTCAAACAAGTGCGAAGCTAATAAATTTAAATCATCACCGGTATATTTATCAACATCATAGCTGTAAGCAAGGTCACGTATGATATTGCCCTGGTGCTGCACATAAATAATCCTGCTGCCGATAGTGACAGGATTAACATCTGACACACCCCTATATTCCTGCGGTTGACTTAAAACATTACTTCCTGTAATGGCTTTGCCTCCGCCGCTTACTTTAAATTCTCCACCGGCTGTTAACAGCAACATTTCACCAAAAGCTATAATTGCCTTAATGCCATTCATTTGTCCACCGTTTAAAGTAGCCGTAATTCCATCATCATCGGCAGACGGTATGCTTGTTCCAAAGTTATAATAGTCTCCTGTTTTGCTTGTCCAGAATGTCTGCGGAAATCCTTTACTTCCCGCAAAGACTAACCTGTCTTCATAAAAACCTGTTGCAGAAGGATACCCTTTTTCACCATTCCAAGCAGCAAAAGCAAAATCACGGGTTTCATCTGTAGAAGCCAACTGTTTTTTTACAGTCCCTTTCACTACTGTAGGGCTAACATATTCAGTAATCAATACATGCCCCGTATAATCTCCCCCGATGCTTTGAATGGTTATATAGCCTCTCTGCTTCTCATTTTCACCGCTCCAAACGTCTGTATTAAATTCAGTAGAAGTAACTCTGTAGTTAGCAATACTTTCAGACGTGTTCTCCTCAGTCAAGCTATAATTCTGGCTTCTGTTCCCGCTTTGTGTTCTTATGTTCACCCATTTTAAAGAAACAGGATCATATTTTTCCAAACTAAAATTACCATTCCAAAATCCGAAACTCTCTACATAGACATTAGATTTTGGCAATACACTAACCTGTAAATTTTCTCCATTATTACTTGGAATCCCCTTTTTGTAGTCTGTTTTTAAAAAATGAGTTAGGGCAAAAAGTTGTCCTTTATCACTTTCTGAAAAAATACTAGAGGTAGAAGTTACAGTTATATCTCCATAAACATCAGAAGCTTTTACTGTAGTATTATCACCAATAGGAAAACCATACTCAACTATAACCCACCCCGGCGAACCATTTTTACCATTTAAAGTTTCCCCTGTTCCTTTACTGCCTGTAACACCACCTGCTCCACCGTCTCCGTAAGAAATACCATCAGTTCCATATACAACATCATGCGAATTATCACTGCCAGTTCTTCCGCCAAGTGCGCCGCTGCCGCCCCCACCACCTCTAGCTTCAATCCCCAATACAGATGATGATTCACCATCAGTTCCAGGAGACGACCATGTTCCTTCATAACTAACAGTTCCTGTTCCACCCTTACCACCTGCACCCACTATAACTTCGTGCGATGTATTTGGAACCACCGAAACATCTTTTATAATCAAAGCACCTCTACCGCCTGTTCCTCCGCCTGCATTAGTCCCGCCTGTAGAACGAGAAAAACCACCCCCACCGCCGCCACCACCAGCAACAATTAATCTCATTGTAGTTGTTTTATCAGAAATATTAAGTGTATATTTCCCTGGTGCTGACCACTTTAAAGTTTTAGTTATTACACTTGACCCACTATAATTAGATAAATCAAACGGTCCACCTGTAATATCCATTGTCTCAAACCGCCAGTCTAAACTGCCATATCTTACAAGCGTCATTGGCGCATGTTCAGGATGAACAATGAAAAGAATATCAGCGCTCTGTGTATATTTTATTTTTGCGGCATCTTCTAAATCTTTATCAGAAAAAAAGTTTTCTATGCTATATGGTGTGCCATCTTCTTTAACAACAATACCACCATTTGTATAAAACTGGCATCTGCCAGCAGTAATTTCAACAATATAATTTTGATCTGTGCTGTACATAAATGGTATTAGCACAGCCTTTTTATTATTATAAGTCTGCGCTATGAACTTAAAGCCTGGTCTATTAGCAGCGCCACCATAACGCAGAACGAAAAAATTTCTTAAAACAGCAGCCCCGCTGTCATATTTAGCAATATCAGTACGTCCATACATAGACGGTGACAATTCACCGCCCGCAAAACTTGATTTTAATTGATAGAGTGCCATAATTATGCCCCCGTAAATCTTGCTGCCGCTAATCTGTCAATGTGCGGATCCAGCAAATGTTCTTCATCAGCGTCAGTAGAGCTGGCTTCTGCAAAATAAGCGTTATAAGCCTGGATACACATCTGCGTTAAATCCAATTTGCCAGTCAACGCATAAGCAATTTCTGCAGCGAGCTTCCATCCAAATGCTTCTACAAATTGAGCATCATATAAATCTGCGTCAGTAACATCTACAGTGTATTCAATCCAGGCATTGCCGATATTAGTATAAATAGCTTTCCCCTGTTTATCCGAAACGATTTTATATTGGTTATCTCTCGGCAAGCCACAAAAATGCTCGTTATACATCATTCTCAGGCATACTGCATCAGCAGGGTAACGATATGCATACTTCCAGTTAGGAGGCACATCTTGAAGAGCAGCTAACTGTACACTTCTTGTAGCAAATGTCCAGGGGAATTTCCTTAACACGGCCTGTCTAACATAGTCATAGCAGCGACGGCATACTCGTGCCGGCTCGCTGGCTTCGTCAAGTCGTTCTATTGTAGCTACGCCTATATGATTAAGTGCAATATTACAAATCTCAACCTTATCCATAATTTCACCTCTGTTATAAAGAAAGCCGGGGACATATGCCCCCGGCTGATTTAATCTTGCGCCAGTGCCACTAATTCATTAATAATAGCTTCCCTGGATTTCTGACTTGTTTTTATTCCCTGTTCTTTGGCCAATTCTTTTAAATCATTAAAGTTCATTGCTTCATATTGGAGATAACGCGGATCGTCATTACCGGAAGATACTGCTGCTGGTCTATTAAGTTTCACAAAATGTTCAGGAACATTAATATTATCTGCAAGCGTTACAATATCATCACGTCTATACATACGACCCAAAGTAAAACAATTACGCTTTACTTTGTAAGTAGCCATTATAAAGTTACCTGAATGCCGTCAGTCATATAAGCAAAGACCTTGCCACCCACAGCCTCACTAGCTGTGTAAACCAATCTAATATAACGATTACCATATTTGATTGGAGAAAAGAATTGTGCCACAGTACAAGCCCTTGTTTGAATCAGAGAATCAGGTACACTTACCTCAACCTCATCAGCAGGACTATCAAACCCCTCAGTTGCAGCAGATTGTACTTTAACCTTAGTAATCTTGCCGGAAGTCATTGGTGTGGTCAGTTTTACGTCAAAGTACAGCGGATGCATAAACCCGCCTGTACTTCCTAAATCAATAACACTGCTGTTTGCGCTTGCGCCGGTAACGGCCTGATTCTCAGACAGCAATAATTGAGCATCAATACGTGCCATTTTATATTCCTCCTTTTTAAACAAGCTGAGATTCAGTATTCAGAATAGCTGCGCAACGCTGGAACGGAACGCCCCAGAAATTAACAACAGGTTTTCCTTCAACTGTATCAATAGACAGCATAGTATTTTTGTCATTACGTGCAGCCTTAGCCATAAAAGCCTCAAACTGCTTATTGCAGAAGATCTGCAAATTGACATTATCAGGATTTTCAATCTGATAATAACCCTCGATCAATTTGTCGAAGATTGTAGTAGTAGCAGGATCTTTTAAATCAACATTGGCCAAACGCACAACATAACGAGGATCTTTAACTGCAAGGCCCATGGACCAATTATATTTATTGGTATGAGCAAAGAATACCTCACCTTTATCATTTGTTACTTTTTGTTTACCCAAATATTCATGAGTAAAGCCTGCGGTGTCGCCTTCTGGGAACAAGCCGTATACCTGCTGCTCTCCAAAGCCTACAAACCATACAGAAGTCAGATTGTCACCTGTGCCGCCGCAATCAATGATTTGGTCTGCCCAAATATCTTCCTGATTGGTCTTACTGTAAAAATAAGCGCCTAAACCAGTGAATCCTGCAGGGTTGATCTTCTCATCGCCATAGAAAAGCGTAGTCGCCATTTCTTGGTTCATTGCTTCAAGAAAGGCAGCATTCTCGCTCATCATCCAAGAAGCCTGCATATTATTCTTTCGTGCAAGTTTTTCGTCGATTTCAGCCAGCGCTTCCATCTCGCCGCAAGTAAAAGATACTTGCTTAGTTTTAGACTTGCTCGGCTTAGTCCCACGGTTAATCATTCTCCACGCTACTTCCGGCAGAGAATAACGCAATGTAGCTTCCTCATAGTCCTTAGAGTTACACATTTTGAACGGCATAATTTTTAAAATCTTATTTGTTTTGCTTTGCAGTTCAATAATTCTTTGATACTTTTTGTCGAACCCTTGACGAGACGCAAAGTCTTGAAGGGTTGCGAAACCTGTCAAATCTGGCATTATTTACCACTCCTTAATATTTTTATTTGAACCCGCCGCCGGGGAAAAACAACTCGGCGTCGCCCAGTTCCTTAGATTTAGGTGCTTGCCCATCAGGCGGTTGGTCTTCCATAAGCAAGCCTCCAATGTTTTGCAGCATTTTTTGTATTGCCGGATGATTGGCTACACCTGTATTTACAAGTACCTGCATAGCCTCACCACCGCCAAAAGTATTAACAGCTAATTTAGCAGCAGCAATATTCTCACGAGAAATAAGCCCCTGCTTTTGGCATTCAGCAGTCCAACCGTCTACAATTTCCTCCTGCTTATGCATAACGTCTAAAACTACTTTGCTATGCAAATCAATCAGCTTAGTAGCCTGCTCCTGAGTAAGCTTTGCGTCTTTAGCAATCGCTGTAAAATCAGCTTCCAGTTCAGGCGAAAGTTCCAGCCCTTCCTGTAGGTTGAACTCATATTTGTCAGGAACAACAGGCTCTTGCACAGGATCATCAAATACATTTTTAGGTGTAGTTACAGGATCACCGTCACCTGCAGGCATTGGCTCTCCACTCGGCTCACCTTCAGGAGCAGGTTCCGTTACAAACGGGTCACCGGAAGGAGCAGGTTCACCGCCTCCACCAGCACCATCTGCTTCAAAAAACATTTGTGTAAACTTATTCATGTCTTACCTCCGCTATGTCGTTATCTACTTTAAAAAGGTCATCGTCCTCTAAATCAGGAGGGTGTCTAGCACTCTCTGCTTCATTACGCATCAGCATCTCTAAAGAATGGCCATCATTCAGCATCCGGATATTCTTTAACAAATCAACGCCTACAGCACGTTTACCTGATAAGAAAGCATTGAAGTATGGCTCAGCTGAAAAAACCGCTGTTTCGACCTCTGTGCTTTCCAAAATTGCATAAATAAAACGCCGTCCGTTCTCGGTCCGCATAATAACGTCCAAGTCGTCCAGCGCTTGTTGTGCAAGCATATTCATTTTTTTGTTTTTCATTAAATCCCGCCTCCCAGAAGTTGATCTAATGCATTGCCACCATTAGCAGGGGTTTCACTCATCAACCTAGCCGCATCAGCATAATCCCTAACAGCAGGCGCAGCAGCAGCCATCTGTTCAGCTTGCATTTGTTCCTGCTGTGCCTGAGCACGTTGTTTGCGAAGTTCAGCTACTTCGTTTTCATCACGCACTATCTTTTCTTTGACACCGGTAGATTCTGCGAAACCTCGTACAGCTGCATCAAGATTGATGATATCAAGCACTTCAGGCTGAGCAGCAGCAAGATTACCAACAAATCCAACCGTACGCTCAATAGCAGGTATTTCAACCATTTTCTGGGCTTGAGCCAAGATAGAAATGAAGGATACTTTTAATTCGCTTTTGTCAATTTCCTCCGGCATAGGCGGAAACAACCCATGTCTCAAACAAATATCAAAAGTGCGAAGCGTCATAGGTTCTAAAACCTCATTGTGCATTTGCTCAAGTACCGGGGACAACATCAGGAGCTTTTCTTCATGTCGCTCTGCAATCTCACGCGCAGTCATTTGAGGTCCATCCTGAGAGGTAATCATCATAAACAAATCATTATAGAACGTTTCAGATATCGACTGCCGTTTCTCCTGGGACAATGCTCCTATACCTTCATAAGCCTTTGCTCTTGGATCTACAAGTGGATAAGCCTGCTGTACAGTTCCATCAGGATAAAAATTTAGTCCTCCTGGCATTCTGTCAAGCTTCTTCATTGAAGCAGGAAATGCCATCGCCGGATCTGCAGCATTATCAATAGCCCTAAGTTTATTCTTTTCAATCTTCTGTAACTGCATACAGTCACCTAAAGCATTATGTCCTGGACCTGCTCCATATACACTATTGGCAATCAAAGTCCAGCGCGGCATAAGGAATGGGCATTCTCTAAAACCGGATATCTTTAAAAACTTATCGTTTGCACCTTTTTCATAGTGATATGAGCGCCACGGGAAATTACCTAAAGCCAATTTATTAGGATCATAATCATCATTGCGCTCTATCAGCATTTCAACGTCAAAGTATGTCGTTATATTTCCTTCTTTATAGGCCGACTTCACGCTTTCCGATACATTATCTATCCCATATTCTTTTACAATTTGCTCAGCACTCAATCTAAAACGCCTTGCAAATACATAAACCCTGCCTCTTGCATCTACACCGCCTGCATATTCCCCGCAGGTATAAGGCCGCATCCATATGCCGTAGTTATAATCTTCCAACATCAAAGAGGCGCCTGTGCCGAACTGGGCCATCTCTGCCTCAATCTGCTGCAGCATATTATAAGCATTGCTCTTAGAATAAATGCTGCTCATAATCTCCTGGCAATCATCTAACCACATCCTTACAGCGTGGTAATTAGCTTTTTCTTCATCTTGCAGACCAAGTTCAAACCAAGGCCTTGACGGCGATGTCAACCCGCTGTGGATACCAGCTGCACATTTACCAACTGCTTTTTGGGGATGTGGGTCTATAAGGTATTCGTCACGTCTATGCCCTTCTGTGCTTTGGATATCTTCCTCAAACCTGCCCCTTGTCGGATTTATATACCGACTAAGCATCCTCCACGTTGGCTCATATTGGCTGCGCAATGTATAAAGCTGGGAGATAGTATGTTGTTTTCGTGTTAATTTATCGCTGTCACGCAGCATATCTTTGATGTTCATAATCATTCTCCCAACAACATTTTCTTAACACTATCCGAAGTAATCTGACCACCAGTTTTGTTTGTATAATTCCTACCACGGGCTTTAGATAGCTTTTCAAACAGGCTTTGTCGCTCTCCCTCTGTAGCGTTATCAATCGTGGCAGCAGCCGTGCTTCCAGGTGCGCTTTGTTTGATCGGGTCAACACTGCCGCCACCGCCGCCACCATGTAACTGCATCATAATCTTATGCATAGTCTCACCTCCCTTCACATACCGGCAAACGGATCATAAACCCTTTGTCTATTATCAAATTGTGCTTCTGTTATCGCCTGTTCTCTGCTTACAACAGATTGCGCAAAAGTTAAAGCGAGTGCATCCGCTCTATTAGGAGAGGGAACACCTCGCTTTTTCATAGCTTCTTTACTTTCAAGTTGTATTAATCCGCTAGTATTAGGTACTGTTTCAGGACCCATTAAATCATCCGCTAAAGTCTGGTCATCTTCTGGTATAACCCCGCCTTCTTTCAACCAATCTTTCATATTAGCCCACATCTCAGCACGTTTATTTTTGCAGTCTGGCCTGTTTGACTTCCCACCAAAAGCAATCAGTGTCCACGATCTGCCCCATGCGTCACCAGCGCTCTTGATTCCTGTACCATAGCCTAGATCAATAAACACCGCATCAGCCTTGTATTCGTCCTCGAATCTGGCTAATATGCCTGCTATTTCAATGTCGTTATCGTTCTTAGTAGTCGCAAACAGCTTTTTCGTGAATAGCCCTTGCCTAAGATAAATAACTGTTTCGTCTCCTCCTGTCCATGCAGGATCACAGGCTATAATCACAGGAGCAAATCTAAATTGCTTTTCTTGTAACGTCCTACGTCTTGCTTCATCAACTAAGGCGGTACTAATAAATTGTTTCTCACTAGCCGAAGGGAATTCGCCCTTCACGCGAATTTTAAAGAAGTCACTATCCTCGCCGTATTGCACCCGCCAACCCTCAAGTTCGGCCTTGTTACTTATCTTAACAGTTCGGCTATCAATTTGTTTACGGTTCCATAAACTTCTGTTTTTATGAAAGCAAGCATGAAAACGTCCACTACTCTGAGTAGGATTTCCAAACACACACCAAATGATTTCGGTATCAGCATCTGTCATTGCACCTTCAGCTACTTCCCAAATGATATCCGATATCTCAGAAGCTTCATCGAATATAACCAGAGTTCGCTTGCCTTGGTTATGTAAACCCGCAAACGCTGCAGGGTTACTATCATTCCATGGTATTGCATCTATACGCCATGTCTTCTCATGACCTTCTTGGTTAGAATAAATGCTTGTTGCAGAATAAGTGAACAAATCTTTTGCTATAAACAAGTAATACCATTTAGCTAACTCTGCCCAAGTTTTTGTTTTGAGTTGTGTATCTGTATTAGCTGTAACAACACCCTTTGTATCTTCATGTGTCGATATAGCCCACAGAATAATCCATGCCACCATAGCAGACTTTCCAATACCATGCCCAGATGCAACGGCTTCACGGATAACCTGATCTGGCGTTTTTAATCCTTCTTTGATATCGTTCAGCAGTTCTATCTGCCATATATCTGGTCCTTCTTTATCTTCAAGTTGAGTATTTGGTTCTCCCCATGGAAATGCAAGCCGTACGAATTCCAAAGGATCTTTACTGACACTTCCAAGAAAGTCTGTTAATGCCTTTATATCCTTTTCTGATAAAGCAACTCTAGACATCGCTATCCCCCTTCTTGCGACGGCTAGCAATTAAACCAGCAATATCGCCTTCAAGATTTACATCTAGTTGTTCTTTAAACAGCATATAGCGCTTACCCAATAATTCTGCTGCCTTAGTCCTGTCACTCAAGCTAGCATCTAATCCAAACTGGTCCTTTTCTTCTCCACGCATTACACTTGTTAAATATTCAAGAACATCTTCAGCTGTCGCAATCTTATCACTATCAACTGCTGCCATTCGTGCATCTAAATATTGCTTTACCTTGTTATTTCTTAGCAATTTACTAGCACTAGCCGCCGCTGAATTATCATTCTTACACTTTGGATAAGCCTTTTTATAGGCTTCTGTTTGATTCCCACTCTCTATAAAGTAATCAACAAAATTCTTCTGTGCTTGGCTGATCTCATCCACTACTATCACCTGCCTTTAATACATTCACCAAATAATACAGAATAGCTATTTCTCTAAATGACCGAGCCATTTCTACCCTAACGCTTACACCCTTATTCTTTTTTCGCTCTGCCTTATCCGGGAATTTCTTTTTGTATTCTCCCCATGGCATGAGGTAATCTATTCTGTACATAGTACATACCTTAGATAGCTTCTGGCTATATACTTGCTCCCTTGAATATAGGTATATAAAGCCTCTCATTTCTAAGGCTTTTATTATCTTCCTGATCTTGCTGGTTAGGTTCATCTTCATTCCATCACCACCTTGCAAATAAAAAAGCAATGTGCAAATTATTCACATTGCCAACAGTTTATATTAAGTTATATGCTAAATTCTGATATATATTACCGTGTTTCAACGGCTTTTTAAGACTAAATTATTTATGTAGATTAAATATGCCGCTGTATCACCCCAACGGTAAGGCTACCCCAAGTCTACAGATATGGTGCTCTGCGTTCTATGGGCTTCTTCACGGGCTGCGTACAGTTACCGTCTCTCATGCCGTTGTTTTGAACCTACCAGTGCGACCGCTGCAAGCCGCACGGTAGGAGCTATGGGTAGTTATCCGCATCATTCATATGATAAATTGCAGCTATCATATGCCATCATACGGCGAACACCATAGCCAAATATATGCACATACGGTTTATAACTTGCTCGGATAGTGAGCGGATTACTGCGTATGGCTTTATTGTAAGCCCACTTACTTACAATACTATTTTAACTCATCAAAACAGGTAATATGTCGGAAACTTTTTTTATTTTATCAAACCTTTTTTCAACGCCAAACCAACAGCATCCCTAAGGAACTCTTTGCGAAATTCATAACAAGTATCTCTATTCACACCGTTTAATTCTGCAATTGTTTTCATCGGCTTCCTTTTTTCATATTTTTGATACATAACTTTACCAGTAAGCTGATTCTCATGTATCTTATAGGTTTCTGCGACAACTTCAAGCCATAGCTCCGGGTTCATTATTATCGACTGATATGGTCCATATCCAAACGATATCATACGTACTGGCTCAATGTTTTTTAATGCTGCTGTTTCTGTTGGATTACTGATAAAAGCATGCCCCCCACCGCCCGTATGCCCTTTCCTTGCAGTACGCTGCTCTTTTTCTTCATCAACAACTTTTTGTATTTGCTTACGATCCCAAAAGTATCGCTCTACATGCTTAATATACTGTTCTATTAGCATATCAGTCTCCTTCTAGCTTTTCTTTCTAAATCGCCTAAATAATGCTCCAAAAGGATTTATGTTGTCTTCTACAAGTTGGTTCAAAATAGCCTCCTCAAACTCTTCGTGTTTATGTTCTTGTTCGCCCACAACAATCCAATATTCTCGCACCCATTCTCTCGTACCGTCTGCACTTTCAAGCAAATATAAGATACCTTTAGAATCTAATTTAACACCAAGTACTTTACGTTCTCCCTTAGGCACATGTACATTATCACCTATATTAAACTTGCTTTCTATTGTTAATAACATTTGTATCGCCCTTCTTATCTGATAGATTTATTGTAAAAATACTAAACCTTCTTAAAACTAATATAAACAAAAACGTTAATATCCAATGTTCGTATGTAAATTCAAATATCCATTTTATTAAATCAGGATAATTCATGTCTGTACTCCTTACATTCATCAAATCTAGCCCACTGCCGGCTGCTACCATCATCATCTATAAGTGGTGCATTAGCTTCGTGCCGGTCGCAGTCGGTGTTAGTACAGCGTTTGTCATAAAACGCATTACTGCGAATACAATACGACTTGTCGTTAGTCATTTTCTTCACCGTCCTTTATCTCAATTAACGGGCAATCCGGCAGCCTAATGTTTGGATCTTCAATTTCACAGACAAGAATACAGCAGCCTTTGCTCTTATCAACAGAAAATGGTAGATTCCTATAAAAGCCAACTGGATATGTCAATGGGCATTCACCGCAGTTTGCAGGCATATCCATTCCTTTAATTGCTATCATGATCTTCATCCCTCTCATAGCCTTGGCAATAAGTTTGTCCATTCATTAATACAAAGCGACAGCAATTACAGCCATAACTATCTTTATAAGTGCATTCACCATTACTATAATGCTTGCAATTAACCCACGGACAATATAGTACTCTCTGCCCTGAATATTCATCTCTAACGTGTATCTGTACTACTACGTTAGCCAATTTAATTGTTTTCATGTATTTCTAGCTCCGTTCTGTCAGCCCAAGTAATCCTACGCGATTTAAACTTAGTTGGCATAGATATAACAGTAAGCTGAATACAGTTACTACATTCTGGGTTTTCGCTCAACTCACTGGCCTTTCTATTATTAATGCATAAATAACAATAGTCTAAGTATTTCATTTTTTACTCCTACATTCTTACCCAACGGTTTTGGTCCTTAGGCATAAATTCAGAAGGTCTACCAAAAGGAGATATGATATCTAAGCCAAGGCATAGACGAGCAAAATTTTTTACGCTTAAATTTTCCCTTTGACAAATACCACAGTGAAAACTACCCAAGTATTTGCACTCATGGCACCAGCCTACGTACTTGATTTCAGGCTTTTTCATCTGCTCCACTTCCTTAAACTTCTCTAAAATCAATATCCGGGTACTTATATAGCAGCATCTTCTTTTTGATCATATACACCTGCGTCCTCATGCCCTTGGTGTCAACATAATAAACGTGGCCGCTGGCTTCCGTAACTTTGAAATCAGCCTTGTAAATAATCGGCCTTATCTTTTTACCTGCGACCTCATAAGCAGGCTGTAAAACAAATTCAGGCTGTAATTCAATGCTTTTTACTGCACCGGTACGCTGCTGCCAAAGTAGGTTCTCATAATATTTTGCTTCTTTCCTGCTATCAAAGCGAATCCCGTCAACCTCAGTTATTGCATTGCCATATTTCAGCACAGGTACAGCCCCGGGTAAATTCGCAGGCGCCGTTACGCTGTCAGAACGAATTTTACTTACAAGGTGTGCCGGCAGTTCATTCCACGTCGTCATTGGTACATCGCCAAGGCATCTTCAAGCTCTTTCTTCTCTCTCCGATACCGAGCCACTTTCCCGCCGAGCTGACTATTCTTCCGATGCAGATGTCTAAGTTCCGTCAGTATCTGCATAAGCACTGGTTTCAATACTGGTACATACTGATCGCCTGGTTCTTTTTCGATTAACGCCATCATAATTTTTATATTTATTGGTTTCATAGTTTCCAACTCCTTATATTTAAAAGGCCGCCCCCTACGGGCTAATCACCTCCGCAGGGGTATACTTCCCTTTATGCTTGTATATAGTTAGTATGCGCGGCCGTTTTAACTAAAATAAATTTATCGGTATCTCGGCTTCTGCTGCTATACCTTGCATAACATATAGTGCATTAGGTAGAGCTATTCCATTGCCCCACATCTTGTACTCTGCGCTGTCCGTATGCAATTTGTTATACCAGGTAAGTATTTGTGCTTTTGTGTAGTCTTTAACGGCTTTGTTGTTGATTTTTGCATAGGCATTACGCACTTCAATCCAAAATTTATATTCTTCATCAGTGAAACTTTCTTTTTTATTAAGATGTCCCCATAAATCAGGGAAACCTTGAAGTCTTGCGCATTCTGTAGGTGTTAAACGGCGTACTATATAATGCACAGGCACCGCCACGGTTTTTTCTTTGCCGACAACGAACATATCTGTATAGGCATCTTGTCCGGTATAGCTACCAGGGTGACTGTTTGCCATGAGCGGACCAGTCGCATTTTGATATGGGCGCTGTTCTTCGATACATAACGCAGTGTAATCTGTGACACGGTTGTTATGGTCTCCTGTGATAGTCGGTACAGTTTCACCGGCGCCGTTGCCTCTTGTATCGTAAACAAGAGTTTTTTTATTAATAACGCAAGGCACATTTCCGTGCGCTTCGGCCCTTAAAGTAGGGCTTTTACCATCAGTGCAGACGCTGATTTGCTGACCGCCTTGGTCGTCTAAAATAATTTTCTCTACGATAGCAATACCGCCTTGATTTTTCGACGGGTCAGGATACCCTGTATCTAAAGTTTTAGCGATTTCAACAGCACGGCAACCGCTATGCGGATTTTTGCTTTTCATACTATTCGAGGACAAGCTATCAAAACTATATGCAGTTAAACATTTTCCCGCTCTATCGATGCCGTTTCCTTGATGGCAATATACGGCTACTGGTGCTAACACTGTCGGTGTACAATCTCCGCCGCTTTGTGCAAGTCCCGGCAAAAACGATTGATTATACCTATCTACTCCGCCGATTGCTGTTCCAACGCAGTTTTGAGCATCGGCGGCAATTCCTTGCCACGGCGTTCTGCCCGCCTCAAAATACCCTCGCAGGCTTTCGCGCTTAAATAGTATTTCTTGGGCACATTCGCCTCTAAAATCTGCGACAAGGTAGATTCTACGGCGGCGCTGGGGGACTCCCCAATATTGCGCGTCAAAAACTCGGTATGCAATGCTCCATCCGTCTCCACTGATACAATCTGCATATGCCCAGCCAGCTTGTGGAACCGCAGGCATAACGGCGTTCGGTTCCGTGATTTTAATAAATTCTTCAAGCACAAGCCGGAAATCTTCTCCCCGATTACTGCTAAATGCTCCTGGTACATTTTCCCAAACAGCGAATCTTGGATAAATTCCATTTGTTTTAACCCTCATTTCTTTTATTATTCGGATTGCCTCCATAAACAGCCCGCTTCGTGTTGTTTCTTCGTCGCCGACAGCCGTATGTTTTAAACCAGCACGTTTACCAGCTACTGACATGTCTTGACATGGGCTTCCGAAAGTTATAATGTCCACTGGTTCTATCTCTGCACCTTTGATTCTGCTTACATCACCCAAGTGCTTCATATTTGGAAAACGGCTTTTAGTAACAGCTATTGGATATGGTTCGACTTCCGATGCATAAACAGGCTCTATTCCGCACAAGCTTGCTGCTAAAGGAAATCCTCCACTGCCATCAAATAAGCTCATTAGTTTCATGTTGATCCTCGCTACTTATGCTAACGCATTCCTTATCCTGCAATCTTTTAAAGTTATTAAATATCTCCCGTGCCTTCACGGCCCGTGGATCATCTGACCACATCAAGCAGCTCGGGCAAATATGCACCTCAAAATATCGACCTCTGGTTACATGACTACCCGCCGTTGTATCCTTATGGCATATATCGCAATTCATGATCTCACCTCAAAACGGTTCTGACTTATTAGTGTTCAGATTCTCAAAATGTTCTTCCCCTAAAATCTGTAGTTCTGCCATATCTGCAGCAAGGTTATATATTTTTGCATGCTTATTATTTCCATGTGTATCGGAAACCTTAGCTCTAAATTCGGCAATAGTCCCTAAGAAACAACCACAAGACACTGTTATACCTTTGTCTTTATTTTTGAAAAATGTCGTAAAACTAAATCTACTACCAATGCGACCGATCAATAAATAGTCAGCGTCGCCGCACACCTTAGCGTCGCCGTACACCTCAGCGTCGCCGCACACCCTAGCGTTGCCGTACACCTCAGCGTCGCCGCACACCCTAGCGTTGCCGTACACCCAAGCGTTGCCGCACACCCTAGCGTCGCCGTACACCTCAGCGTCGCCGCACACCCTAGCGTTGCCGTACACCTCAGCGTTGCCGTACACCCAAGC